GTAATGCTGGCGGGAGTGGAGACTTGGCCGACTTGGCGCAGGTGGCGGAGCTTGGCTTTGATGGCCAACTCCCCATAGCGTTTGATGACCCACTGCGAGGCGAGGAGGTAGCCGGCATCGCTATCGACCGAGGCGATAAGCTGGCGAGCGACGGCCTCAATCGTGACCGGCATGGGCTTCCTCGACGCCCCGAGGGATCGGCAAGAGAGTGGCCAGCACGTCGGTCGATTTCATGAAGAGCAGTTCTTCACCGTCGATTTTGACCGGCGAACCGGCGTAGCGAGGCACCACCACGAGATCGCCGACATTGAGGCGGATCCCAGAGGTCGCAAGTCCCACCGAGACGATGGTGCCGATGTGGTTGTCGCCTTTGGCCGTGTCAGGGAGAAGGATGTTGCCGATCCGCTCCTCGGGGGGAGTGAGCTTCACGGCAACCTTGTCCTGCATCGCGAAGATTTCGTAGTCCATTATAGCTCCTGCGCAAACAATAACCAATCAATGGTGCAGGTTTGTGAAGCACCCAAAATTCCAATCATCGGCTGGAGAATGTCGCCGGTGGTCGGGATGTTGGCGGTGCCGGCGACAATCACGCTGGAGGTGAGTGCTGCGCCATCTTGATACGGCATGATGTTGCCGAGTTCGTCCACCAGGAAGCCGATGATGGTGTAAGTGTCATCGACCAGGGTGCCGCTGGCGGAAGTCTTCTCGGTGCTAGTGCCATTCTTGCGCGCGTGGAAATCGAATTTCGTGGCCGAGGTGGCCTTCTCGAAAAAGATCCCATCGCTGGGGAACGTGCCAGTGGTGGAGGGCGAGGTGTCGGGGGTCGCGAGACCGAACAGCATTTCGGTGCTGGCGACCGTACCAACCTTTAATCGCGCAAAACACCACATCCGCTTGCCGACTGCGTAGAGGAAGTTGGCGCCGGCGGAGGCGGATCCACGTTGGAGTGTGGGGTTGCAACTTGCGGTCGCGTCTGCGGTCAGCACAATCGCGCCAGCCGGAACGTCACCTGGGACGATGGTGGCAGCACCGGTCGTACCTGACAGGACCCATCCACCAGCCGCGCCTTCTGCAACCGGGCCTTCCCAGGATTGCATATGGTTGAAGTAGTGGACGAGACCTTTGCCACCAGTGTGCGGGGTGGTTTCGTCGAGAATTTGATCGACGATGGCGAGAGGCAGTCGATCGTAGGGGTGGATCCAGGCATTACCTGAGTCACCTTTCAAATACCGGTATCGCCACGGACTATTCGAGCTAGACATAGAGACTTCTCCTCACGTCAAAAGGTGACTGACAACGGGCCGGGGTCTAGCCGGTGCTGCCGTCCGTCCCGCGCCAGGAGCCGTACTGTGAATCGGTGTGGCGCTGGTAGACCGCAAACACCGCGTTCTTCGTCGTCGGGTCATCCCAGGAGTCGAACATCGGGCGGTCGCGGTACATGAAATTGAGGTTGTGCTGGGACTTTTTGGACAGCATCAACCACGAGGTCGTGGAGGTCTTGTAGCGGGTCAGGATGTAGCGGAGATCTTCTTGGACGAGTGAGTTGATCTCGTTGTCCGCTTTGTACGGGGCGCCTGAGCTGCCGAGAATCTCGCGGGCGGTGAAACGCTGGGCGGGGTTCAGCACCAGCACTTCCGGCGAGAGCATGATCGGCATGTTGCGCTCGTTGGTCATGTTCATGAAGCGGGTCGTGGCGCCTTGGATGGCGGTCACGCTCAGGCCAATGTCTACGCTCGGGCGGTTGGTGCGGGTGACGCCATCGAGTCCCACGTGCGAGGTGGAGCAGAGGGATTTGCCGGCTTCAAACCCGGCGTAGCTGGTGGAGAAGGCGTTGTTGACGGCCGCCCACCCGCTGACGTTCAGGCGTTGGAGCGAGGCGCGCCGCAATTCGCGGGTCATCTCTTCCATCAGGCCGAACCGCTCGTCTCGCCACATTTCCCAGGTCACCTCGAAGGCAAACCCGTACGGGACGGCGGTGTAGACCTTCGTGCCACCCGCGAGCGGGCGATCAGTGCGGAACTGTGAACCTTCCGGCTTTTCTGGCATGTTCCCGAGGCCGGTGAACTGCGCGTCGGTGACAGGATTCCACTCCATGTCGCTGACGTTGATCACCTGCTCGAAATCGAGGGGGACCTCCTTGCCAGTCTCGACGTAGATTTCGCGAAGGCCAGGGACAAGGAGCGAACTTGAAAATCCGCGTGTAACTGGGGGCATGGGGCGATCCTCCTATGATCGTGAACGAACTAAGGCACGGCACGGTTAATACTAGGTCTGCTGAGCGAGCACGTCGGCTAAGAACACACACAGCACGCGAGCACGCACCGTGGCGGCGTCGATGTCGGATTTATTGGCGCCGACGATCATGACCGAGGTGTTGGTCGTGTCGTTTTCGTCGATGTAGAAGTTGCCGGACGAATCGACCTGGGCGGCGTAGTCGGTGTAGAGATTCGCAATGACGAGGGCGTGGGCTTCGTTGGTTTGGTCCTCCAACGTGGCCTCAAACACGTTCCCCATGGCGGCGGTGTAGAGCCGCTTGGCGTGGGTCACTCCACTCGCTGGCTCGACCGCGACGCCGAGGATGTCGGCTGTGGGGTCGGCGGCAGCGATGGCGAGGGTGCCTGAATCGCGGAGCAAAATCGCGCCGGTCTTGAAGGACTGGGAGGCTTTTTCATAGCCTTCGCGCAGCACGATCGACATCGCGGGGTTGATCGCGTGAAAGCCGAATGCGTTGGAGAGTAATGTACTTACAGCCATGAGCGAGTCCTCCTATTAAACTGACTACCGCAGTGAACCTTCACGCAAGGCACGGTCGAATTTCTGGTCGGCGGCCATGTGACCGCGGGCGCGGGCGTCCATTTGAGTGAGTAAGGCTGGGTCGGTGTTGACGCCGTCGATGACTTTGACGGTGACGCCGCGAGCTTTGCCGAGCTCCATCAGGTTGGAGTGGACGGCGTTGGCGCGGTCAGCGGCGAGCTGTTCTTCGTGGCGCATGATGGCGTCGTGGCGATCGACGGGGATACGCATCAGGACACAATCGCCGATTTTACGCATGCCGCCCGCGATCTCGTGCTCTTTGGATTCGGGCATATCACCGCAAACGACTTGCCAGCCTTGGATCTTGGCTTGGTTGACCCAGTAGCCGACGTTCGATTTGGGGTTGTCGAAGAGTTTCCACGAGTAGACGAAGCCAGGTTGGCGGTTGCTCACTTCGAGGCCATCGGTGAAGGCCAGGATTTCGCGGTCGGGGGCGAAGGCGGCCGGGTTGATGGTGCCGGAAGTGGCGGCGGCTTGCTCGATCTTTTGAGCGTTGGCGTCGGTGTTGACTTTGATTTGCTCGTCGCGTGCGTGGCCGGCGGGCAGTTGGGTGGCGTCGGCGGCTTTGCGGGTGATTGGTTTGAAGTCTGGTTTTGGATCAGGCATTGGAGGGGTGCTCCTGGTTGAATTTGGAAATCCTGGCGGCGGCCTCGGCCCAGGTTGGCGCGTGCAGGATCTTTTGGGCGTACTGGTCGGCGGTCCAGCCGGTGGCTTTGAGATTGGCTTCCGCGTCAGCCCCGAGGAGTTCGCCGATGGTCGGGACGCCAGTGCCGCCGCCTGCCGGGCGAGTGCCGCCGGTGGGGAGCTGGCCGCCATCGCCTCCTGCCGGGGAGCGGAGTGCTTTTTCCACTTCCTCTTTGATAATCGCGGTGACGTTTTGGCCGGCGACGATTGCGTAGGCGGTGCGATAGGTATTGGGGTCGGCGCGCTGTTCGAGAGGGACGGCTTGAACGAGGGCGTCGATTTGTTTTTCAAACTTGGCGAAATAGGGCATGTCAGCGGCGACTCGTGCGGCGTCTTTGGTGAGGGTGGCGAGAGAGGCCATACCCTGTTGGCGAAGTGGCGCGATGTGCTCGGTGATGAGGGATTGTTTGATGCTTTCGGTCAGGCGTTTGAGCGCGGCGGTCGGTTTGCCTTCGTTGATCGCGGTCATCAGTTCGTCGTCGGTCACTTCGGGGATGGCGGGGGTGGCGGTGCGAGTGGCGACGCCTTGCTGAACGGCAGCAGCGATGGCTTTGACGCTATCGACCACCGCCATGAGATCATCGCGAGTGGCGAAATTTTGTGTGGGTTGAGGGATCGCCGGTGCGGAGGGGGTGGCCTCAGTTGGCGAGGCTGGTTCCGGCGCTGGCTCGTTCTCGTTGGGCAGTTCGTTCGGCAGCATGGGCTTCCTCTCGTTCGTGTTCAGTCGCGAGTAACTCAAGGCCGATCATACCCTCGACACGGCCTTTGATTTTGTTGACGGCATCCATATCTTTGGCGTGGATGAACTGACGCTCGGCGAAGGTGCGCTGTTCGGCGAGGAAAGCGACGAAGCTGTTGTAGGCCGCCGCGTCTTTTCGTAGGTGTTCTAACCACAGCATAACTATCTATCTACCTCAAATTTGGGAGGAGCACAAGCCCCCGAGAGTTAAACTTGGGTGGCGTCGGGCATGGGAGGGGTGGGGGCTGAGTCAGGGGAGCCTCCTCCCATATCCTGGCCAGGCATCCCCCCACCGGCGTCACCGCCCATCATGCCGCTGGCGACGGCGAGCTGCATCATGTGTTGGGCGTCGGCGGATTCTTGGGCCTGCTCGATTTCGTCGCTGGGGTCGACCACGAAGATTTCGGGGTCTTTGAATTGTTCGAAGGTGCGGATGATACGGTCGATCAGTTCGCTGGTGGAGGCGGAGATTTTGAGCGCGACCGAGCGGACTTCGGGGGGCGCCATGGGGTTCGAGACGGTAGCGACCAGCTCCAGCATTTTTTCGTAGTAGGGGGCCAGGAGGTTGGCCAGAGTGACGGCGTTTTGGCGATCGGCGTCTTTGTTGATCGCGTTGGAGGAGGCGGTCACGTGGATACCGATCGAGTGGTCGAAGAACTCGTCTTTGAGGCAGTCGATGACTTGGGTCGCGTTTTGTTCGCCGAGGGTGCGGAGGAGGTGCTGCTCGTAGTCGAGGTCCCCACCCCGAATCCTCTCAGCCACGCGCAAGATTGCTTGACGGACTGCGCCCGCCGTGCCGAGACGTACCGCATCGAAGGCGGGAGTGAATCGGCGATTGGCCTGTTGCAACAGGCTTGTAGCAGTAGCCGCAGGGGTGCGATTGCCGAAGGTTTGGTTTTGGTTGGGCTGGGTGAGTTCATTCGCGCCTGTTCGTCGTTCTGCGAGTTGGGTCACTTGGCCTTGGGTGCGTTCGAGGGATGGGTAGATGTCGCTGAGCTTCATTTCCATCAAATCTTCGGGGTTGGCCATTTCGAGGTTACGGCCGCTCCAGATGTTGATCGTGCCACCTTTGATGGCACCGTAGCGGGATTTATACATCCGCATGTTGGCCATGGCGACGTTATCGACTTGGTGGTTGTGGAGTTCGGTGGTGACGGTTTGGAGCGGGGAAATCATTTCCATGACCCCGATGCCGTAGGGCATGTGGGAGCGGATCTGGTAGCACATTTTCTCGACGGGGCGTTCATCGTAGGGGGAGTAGCGAAGGCGGAGTGCGCGGCCCGCGGTCATGTCGAAGTTGACGAGCAAATCTTCGTCGAACCCGTCCTCGTCAATGTCGTAGCGCACGTAGATGTCGTGGACCTCGTAGATGTCGTTGTTGCGTTGGAGGTCGCCGGCGACTCGTGAGAGACGTTCACGGCGTTGGCGGATCCAATCACCGGCGGCGCAGGGTTTGGCGTTGGTGATGTCCCATTTGCGGTGTTTGGCGGCGGTGTGGAGATCGTCGAGGGTGAGGTAGAAGCGCAGCGAGAGTCCGCGGCAGTCTTGGACGTGATCGAACACCCCGCCCCACATCAACACGTCGTCAGGCAGCATGGAGATGACTTGGGGGCCACGGCGGACGACTTTGTGAGTTTTGTTTTTGAGGAAGCTCTCGACGAAGGGGGTGTAGTAGAAGCCAGTGCCGAGTTGGGCGGTGTCGAAGATGGAGTGCTCGCTGGCGGAGCGGAGGCCGATTTCGTGGACGAGCAGATCGACCCAGGCTTGCATGGCTTTGGCGCGTTGGACGAAATCTTTGTGTTTGTGGCGGATGGTGATTGGCTGACTGATCGTGTAGATGAGATCGATCATTTGGGCAAAGATGGAATCGACCGCGATCGCGCCGAGAGGGATCTCGATGTTGGAGGCGTTCTCGATCGGGGTGTTGCGAAAGGGAGTGCGCGGGACCGCATCGTATTGGCGGATGAGTTCGCGCCAAAGGGCTTCGAGAGCGGTGCGGGCGGCTTTGGCGTCGGCGAGTTCGGCGGCGAGCCAGGAATCGAACCGCTGGCGTTGGTCGTCGGTGACGCGGAGTTCTTCGAGTTGGGGGTGGAGAGTCGATTTACGCATTAGGGATCCTTGTGCGTGCGGCGATAGGTGTCGAGAACTTTTTCATCATCCGCATCCGTCTCGCAGGTGGAATTTTTAAGAATATCGTAGGGGGCGGCATCGGGCGCCCAGCGTTGGACATGCGCGAGTTCCCAGGGATAGACGACGCCTTGAATACACCCCCGCCCATCATGGCCATTTAGCGGCAGCCTCGCGGTGCAGGCGGGTGAGCTGAGTATCCCAATAATTAACAGCCACCAAAGACGCGCGAATTTGCTCGTCGCTTTTAGCGTTGCGGAGGGCGTCGAAGGCGATGGCTTTCTGCTCGCGGGCGCGGGTGATGTCGCGCTCGACGGCGGATTGATCGCGAGTTTGGGTGCCCCACGCGCGGGAGGCCCAGAGTTTGGCGACATCGAAGGCGGACTGGAGGAGGGTGGTGATACCCATATCATGAGTTGGAGTCGATCATGGGGGGTGTGGGCTTGTTGCGCGGGTTGATGGCGTTGGCGATGGTGGTGAGTAGGCCATAGCCATTGACCGCGATGTCAGGGTGCGCGGCGACGAATTGGGCGATGGCCGGTTCGAGCGCGTTGATGAGGGAGATCAAAAATGCGCAGATGGCGGGGAAAAATTTGATCAGTGCCAGCATTATTTGTCTCCTTTGTGAATGCGATTGCGGAGAGTGTCGGGCATATCGAGACGGAGCTTGGCGCGTTCTTCCTGGGTGATGGAGAGGACGTAGGTGAGTTCATCCAGGCGCGCTTCGACGGAGGAGCGGATTTTTTCGTGTTGGTCGGCGGTTTGTTGCTGGGCGCTTACGATGGTTCGGCCGAGATCGATGGGGGTGCCCCATTTATTGACGGAGAAATCGACGAGGTAGGCGCAGGCGGTGGCCAGCGCAAAGACCAGAACCCA